GAAAACGGCAAGGTGTCGCCGACATTATTTCAGCTTGAAATGATAGCGATTGCATTAGGCGTGAAAATCACCGACCTGTTTGAATCCGAATACAAATAATTGTATCACATTGCAGCGGGATTCCGGCAGCAGGAGGAACGATTTCCACGATTATGGAAATCAACCTCGATATTTCCACAATGATGGAAATATATGATACACTGTAATCGGAAAGGGGGTGTTCCCCTTGAATTACAAAGAGGCTATTGTTGAAATAGTCGGGAAGATACAAAACGAACGCATCCTAAAGAGGATATATAAATTCGTGGCGTATCTGTACACCCATGAGGCTGACAGTTGAAAAGGCTGTCAGTCTTTTTCTTTATTATTTTGTGTGAACTCAATCGCCTTTTTCATTAAGCGGTCGAGTGCAGCGATGTCCTCGTCACTCAACTCAAGCATGAATTTGAAAAGGCTTTTTCGTGCCTCATCCTCACCCGCCATGATGCGGTCAATGCGTTCGATGAAATCATCGTCCGTGTCAATGAACATCTCACCGTCTCCGGTGGTCAACCACATATAATCAACATTATACTCACGACAAATCGCCTTGACGACCTGTTCAGTCACGGAGTTTTTTCCATTCTCAAGCTGACTGACAGAGTTCTTTTTCATTCCTATTTTCTCACCGAATTTCTCAAGAGTGAGACCGAGAGCTTTTCGGACTTCTCTGATTCGTTCGCCTTGCGTCATACTGAATCACCTCCTCTGTTTTCTAAAGCATAACACCCAACGAGACAAAAATCAATAAAAAAGTTCTTTGAAAGAACAAAAAAGTGTTGACAATGTTCTTTGAGGGAATTATACTGTTCTTACAAAGAACAACAGGGAGGTGAAAAGAATTGCCGAGACATCAAGTTTCAAATGTAAGAACACGGGGAATGGGAACGATTGAGAAAAAAATCGCCTACAAGACGGAAGTTTTGGAATATCAAGAAATCAGAGTAAAAGCTGAATTTGAGGGCGACCCCGAACCGGAACAAATCAAGCAGATTTCAGAAGTTGTCGAAAAGGCAGCGAAAGAAATAGGGAAGATTGTGGAGGAGTGGTGATTCTCCTCCACGAGAATTATTTCAAAGTGCGAACGTGTTGTGCAAAATCTTGTGTTTCAACACATGCCTTGATAGCAGATGCAAGCAGACACTCAAATTCTTCTTTTGATAAATCAGAAACTTTTGAGAATTTGATGTCGCTATTTTCAAATGCATTTGCAATCGCACTTTTGAAAGTATCATGATAAACCGCCATGTTGTCACCTCCTGTCGTTTGAGAATGGTCGCACATTTATTATATGGCAGGAGATGCAGCAGGGCAAGGAAGAACAGGAGGAACAGGAATGAGCAATGCAGAGACATTGAACCAGTACATAAAAGAATTATTTGATTATTGGGATGGAAAAAACGATGATTTTGAACCTATTCCGATACCGAAAGAAGTCGACGACGAAATGCAGAGAGATTCATTTTATTAAAGCCGAAACGGGGCAACAGTCGCCCCGTCAGCGTCCGGATGGCGACCGACGCTCTGACGATGGCAAGCCGAGAGACAGCGTCAGCGATACCGTGGGAAACATGGCAGCGGGTGGACTTGCTAAAAGGTTCACGGTTGGTCAACAGGTTTTCAATGATTTTTTAAGGTGAAAAGTCATAACACGGTAGACATAGCCGGAAAGCAGGTGGACGGGATGCAAAGACCGAGAGAACCACCAGTGCAGGAAATCACATAGAACACTATCAACAGAGGAGGTGTTGAATCATGACGAGAAACGAGAAAAAGACAGCAATCGAGAACATGGCAGAAAGATTCATGAGTATTTCTGACCTTGAGGGAAAATCAATGGCAATTATGGTCATGTCTGCATACGCAGAGGGCAAGGCAGCAGGAAAAGTCGAGGAGCGTCGCAGATGGGAACAGAAAGAGGCGATTGCAACGACCGCCTAACCGGACACGAAAACAACAGGCAAGAGCCTTTTTAATAGATTGGAGGTGCAGCAGGTGAGTGAACAGAACATCAAGAAATTTTATGAGACATTAGCGAGAATCATTTCTGAACGTGAGCAGGTGAAAATCACCGTGAGCGTCTCAAAGAAAGAAAAAGCAGCATAAAGACAAAAAAACGGATGACCGCTGCGAACGGTCATCCGTGTGTCAATCGGTGTCGATTGATATGTTTCAAACTAAGAATATTATATCAAATCTGACACGAAAAAGCAACTCAAAAACGACCGGAAAGGTCGGGAAAACAAAGGGTTTTCGGAGGTTTTGTCGTCCTTGTAATAGATACTAACAAGTCTGCGAAAACATAACAGGAGGATTGTGTCAGATGGCAAGAAAAAGAGGGATGCAGTTTATCCCGTATGACTA